TCGATGCGTGTGCTCAAGAACCGCTACTCAGGACACACCGGCATCGCCACCGTGCTTGAGTATGACGTTCACTCTGGTCGGCTGGGTGAGTGGACTCCTCCCGAGTCCGTGGACGTGCCGGGGGTCCGGCCATGAACGTGGTTCTGTTCGACATCGAGACGAATGCAGTAAAAGATTTCCGTACGCTGCTCGGACTGAAAACAATTCACTGCATTGCTTTGGCAACGCCCGACAGTCAGCCCGAGTTGGTGCCGATCGAGGAGGCGCTGGAGCGCCTGCGTCTTGCCGACGTCATCGTCGGTCACAACATCCAGAGCTTTGACGTCCGAGCTTTGCAGCGCCTGTATCCTGACTGGAACCCGACGGGTGAGATCCAGGACACGCTGATTCTGTCTCGGATGCTGTGGCCTGACATCCAGAACGAGGACTGGCTGAACCCCCAGTTCCCCTCGAAGCTGGTGGGCAGCCACAGCTTGAAGGCATGGGGTTATCGCCTCGGCGTCTACAAGGACGACTTCGGTGAGCAGACGGACTGGGAAGAGTTCACCGAGGAGATGGGCGAATACTGCATTCAGGACGTCTGCGTGACCCAGGCTCTGTGGGCCCGCATCGAGAAGGAGAAGCCCCCCAAGGGCCCTACGGTGCGGGAACACGAGTTCGCAGCCACCGTCTCACAACAAGAGAGAAACGGGTTCGCTTTCGACGTGGCCGCCGCTAAGCGGCTGCACTCCGACCTGCTGGCGGAGAAGTGGAAGCTCCACGCAGAACTGCAGTCGATGTTCCCTGAACAGGTCGTGGAGATGAAGCGGCCTGCCTACTACGAGGACCCACTCACTGGCGACCGATACGACCACAAGAAGGATGCCCCCTCCAACGTCCGGGCACTGCTGAAGTCAGGACCTGCCAAGCAGCGGCGGATCCCCTTCAACCCAGGCTCTCGTGATCAGATCGCCAAGGGGCTGATCGACAAGCACGGCTGGGTGCCTACCGTCTTCACTGAGCAGGGCAAGCCGCGCATTGATGAGGGGGTGCTCAAGGACCTGGACTACCCCGAGGCTCAGGCCATGATGCGCTACCTAACGGTCGCCAAGCGGCTGGGTCAGCTGGCCGAGGGCTCACAAGCGTGGCTCAAGCTGGAGCGTGACGGGCGTATCTACGGTCGGGTCAACCCATGCGGTGCTGTGACTGCACGGTGCACACACAGCAACCCGAACGTAGCTCAAGTGCCGCGTGTAGGCGCGCCGTGGGGGCAGGAGTGCCGCAGCTTGTTCATCGCTCCGCCCGGACATCTGCTGGTCGGCGTGGACGCCTCTGGCCTGGAGCTGCGGTGCCTTGCTCACTACACCCACCCGTTCGACGGCGGTCGCTATGCCCGTGAGATCCTGGGCGGTGACATCCACACCGTGAACCAGCAAGCAGCGGGACTGCCCACCAGAGACCAAGCCAAGACGTTCATCTACGCACTGTGCTACGGCGCGGGTGACGCCAAGATCGGCAAGATATTGGGGGGTGGCGCAGCCGAGGGCAGGGAGATGAAGGACCAGTTCTTCGCTCGCATTCCCGCATTGAAGAAGGTCATCGACGGCATCAAGTATCGGCTGAAGACTCAGGATTACTTGACAGGCATCGACGGTCGTAAACTTAGGATACGATCAGGTCACTCTGCCTTGAACACGCTGCTCCAGTCTGCGGGCGCGATTGCCATGAAGGAAGCTACGTGCATCCTGCATCGCAATCTCCGAGCAGCTGGCTACTCCCTTGGAGATGTGATGCAAGTGGCCCACATCCATGACGAGGTGCAGCTTCAAGTCAGAGAGGACCTAGCAGACGATGTCGGAGCACTTTCAGTCCAGTCTATACGGGAAGCTTCCACCGCTCTCGGCTTCCGCTGTCCGCTGGATGGACAGTTCAAGTCTGGAAAGACTTGGGCAGAGACTCATTGATCTCGCCTGGGCCGGCGGGCTGATTGACGGCGAAGGCTGCATCATGATCCGTGGCTCTGTAGCCGTGGACGTTCAGTCAACATCGAGGCACCTGATCCAGCGGCTTCACGATATCCTCGGTGGGCGCTGCTCTGTAGAGAGCCGCCGCACCCGACAGAATCGAGCCGTGTTCCGCTGGAGGATATACGGCCAAGAAGCTGTAGCTGCCCTAGATCACTTGCTTCCGTTCCTGGTAGAGAAGAAGAAACAAGCTCAGCTTGCCTGCTGCTACTACTCCTACCTCCCAGGCTCGGCCATGCGCGAGTCGATCAAGAAGAGGATCAAACAACTCAAGAAGACTTCATGATGGATCTGCGATTCGTATCGACTGATGACATGATCCGAGAGCTTCAGTCCAGGTTCGACGAGACCATATTCATGGGCGCTGCTCGTGTAGCTCAGAAGAACGAGGACATGACTATGGCCTTCTCTGGGCCGTTCCATGCCTGCCTTGGACTGATTGAGATCGCCCGCTCTGCGATGAAAACAGGAGGACTAGACGACGATGACGACCGCCTTAGTTGACGGCGATGTGGTGCTCTACGAGATCACCTTCGCCAGCGAGGAAGCCTGGGACTGGGGGAATGACCTCTGGACTCTGCACTCTGACTTCCGCACCGCCAAGCAGAGATTCGACTGCTGGATCACGAACCTTCAGGAGCGCCTTCAAGCCGACCGGGTGATCATCGCCCTGTCGGACAAGAACAACTGGAGGAAGGAAGTCCTTCCCAGCTACAAAGCGAACCGCAAGAGCAAGCGGAAGCCCGTGACCTTCCCGAGGCTGCGCCAGTATGCTGAGGACGTATACGAGACGGTCTGCTGGCCTGCCTTGGAAGCTGACGATGTCCTCGGGATCCTGGCTACTGGCCGAGACGACGACTGCATCATCGTGACGATCGACAAGGACCTGATGACGGTCCCTGGTCGCCACTACTACTTCAACAAGGAGACCGAAGACGGTGTCGACATCATCGAGGTCACTCAGGAGCAGGCCGACTACAACCACCTGCTGCAAGCCCTGACCGGCGACGCTGTTGACGGCTACTTTGGCTGTCCGGGGATCGGACCAGTCCGGGCAGACCGCCTGCTCAAGGAGCATCCCACCTGGGGCACCGTGGTGGCTGCCTACGAGAAGGCAGGGATGACCGAAGAGGAGGCGCTGGTCCAGGCTAGGGTTGCTCGTATCCTGCGGAACGCCGAATACACCCGGAAGACTGGCGAGGTGATCCTATGGACACCCAAGGAGGCTACTGATGAACAGGACTGAGCTACTGGAGATCCACGACGCCCTCTGTGCAGCCGCCAAGAAGCTGATGGAGGCAAAGAACCACGACTACGCGGGTGGAGACACGTCTGAAGACGCTTTCCTGAACTTCACCCGCGTCGAGGGCATGGGGATCACGTCCACCGAGCTGGGCTTCCTGGTTCGGATGACGGACAAGATGTCCCGGATGATCACCTTCGTCCAAAACGGGAAGCTGAAGGTGTCCGACGAGTCTTTCAAGGACACTGTGCTCGACATGATCAACTACAGTGTTCTCCTCTGTGCGTATGTTTCTGAGAAAGGTGACTAGACGGAATGGAACCCAAGGATGAACTCCAGTTTCCCCCGATCCCCGAAGCTCTCCTCCGGGAGCTGAATCGGCGGTTCCCCGAACACTGCGCTGACCTTGAGTGGTCAGAGAAGCAGGTCTGGTTCATGTCTGGCCAGCGAGCAATCGTCCGGTTCCTGAACCACATCTACCAAATCCAAAGCGAGAACCCCCTGAGTTAGGGGAAGGAGCCCGACATGTGCATAGGCACCCCCAAAGTAGCTCAGGTCGTCGCACCTCCTCCCCCGGTGCCGCCCCCGCCGCCTCCGGCCCCAGTGACAATCACTGCTCCGCCGGTTTTGCAGCAGGGGACCCCTGAGCAGAAGAAGCAGGTTCGTCCGACCACGGCTGCGGCCAAGCGTCGGTCTGCTCTTGGTGGTGTTACGGGCAAGAGGAAGTTCACGATCCCCCTGGGTGGCTACGGAGCTGATCGCAAGGTCAGCAGCCAGAGCACCGGAGTTGGAGGATGAACGCTCAAGGAGCAATCGCAGCCCTCTACAGTAAGTGCGCTACTCAGCGTTCTTCCTACCTGACGCGAGCCCGGGACGCATCGCGCCTCACCGTTCCCACCGTCATCACAGATGAGGGAGATCGGAGCGCAGCTCAGTTCCCGACCCCCTACCAGTCCGTGGGGGCGCGGGGCGTCAACAACCTGAGTTCAGGTCTGCTGCTGTCGCTGCTGCCGCCCAATGCCCCGTTCTTCCGCCTTGTCATTGACGAGGCAGAAAAGAAGAAGCTGGCCCAGCTCGGACCCCAGGTGAAGACCGAGATCGAGTCGTCTCTCTCGGACATCGAAAGGGCGGTCTCTCGGGAGATTGAAACGCACAACATCCGCGTAGCGACCTTCGAGGCCCTGCGGCATCTCGTCGTGACGGGCAACGCCCTTCTCTACCTGCCTGATGAAGGCGCTATGCGGGTGATTCACTTGGACCGCTACATCGTC